GCCCGGTTCATGTGCTCACCGGCGGGTTCCCCTGCCAGGACGTCTCGGCCGCCGGCCGCCGCCTCGGCATGAAGCCGGGCACCCGCTCCGGGCTGTGGTCGCAGATGGCCTACGCCATCTCGGCACTGCGCCCGTCCCTGGTCGTGATCGAGAACGTGAGAGGACTGCTCAGTGCCCGAGCCGGTGGCCAGTTGGAACCCTGCCCGTGGTGTGTGGGAGACGACGAGGGCGTCCCTCTGCGGGCACTCGGAGGTGTTCTCGGAGACCTGGCCGGCCTCGGGTACGACGCGAGCTGGGTCGGCCTACGCGCAGCCGACGTGGGAGCACCGCACGGCCGGTTCCGCGTGTTCGTCGTCGCCCAGCCTGCTCAAGACCCCCACGTCCCAGCTGGCGGTGAACGGTGGCAGCCAGCACCCGGACAAGCGGAAGGCGGGCGGGCACGGCCCGACGCTAGCCGACGAGATCGAGCACCTGCTGCCGACGCCGCTGAGTCGGGACGGGAAGGGCGAGGCGGCCAACCCGGCACGCACCGGGGGGCCGTCTCTGCCCGATGCGGTGCAGACGCTGCTACCGACGCCGGGGGCGAGGGCGTCGAACGACGGGGAGGGGCCAGAGACCTGGCTGGCGCGCCGGGAGCGGGTGAAGGCCGCGAGGGTGAACGGCAACGGCATGGGGATGCCGCTGACGATCGCGGTCCAGCTGCTGCCGTCGACTGGGGCACCTACGCCCCCGCCGTCGAGCGGTGGGAGCGACTGACCCGCCCGGCACCCGGGCCGACCGAGCCGGGACGCACTGGGCCGCGCCTGTCGCCGCTGTTCGTCGAGTGGCTGATGGGCCTGCCTGCGGGCCACGTCACGGGCGTCCCGGGCTTGTCCCGCGCCCACCAGCTCAAGGCCCTGGGCAACGGCGTCGTCCCGCAGCAAGCCGCCGCCGCGCTGCGCGAGCTGCTGCCCGACCTGAGGTCGTTGACGGCGTGAGCGCGGTCGACGTCCTGGCGTTCCTGCCGACCGCCACGCTGGCCCGGGTCATCCCGACCGCACAGCTGGCCAGTGCGCGGTCGGGCCGGACGGCGCACCTGATGACCGGCGACGGCACCTCGGCGTGCGGGCGCCGGCTGCGGGGCGCGATCCGGCACGACCTCGAGGGGGCCGAACCGCCGCTGCTGCGGGTGTGCACCCGGTGCGCGCGGTCGCTGCCGCAGTCGACCCGGGTGCACCTGGCCACCCTCGGGCGTCCGTCGGCTGCCGAGCTGGCCGCGGTGCGCGAGGCCGAGGTGCTCACCGCGGCCGCCGAGTTCCAGGCGCTGCTCGAGCACCACCGCACCGAGGCCGTCATGGAGGACTCGGTCTCGGAGCCGGTGGCGTTCGACGGCGACCCACCGCCGCCGCTGGACTACAACGGCCAGCGCACCGATGGCGTCCGGCTGACCCTCGGCCTGATGATCGGCGCCCTGATGCCGGGGGCGATGACCGGCGGCCGGGTGTGGATCCCGGGCGACGCGTCGTCGCCGGCTCGGGTCGCGGCACCTGGCGGCGCCGGCACCAACGTGCTGTCGGCCCCCGACCGCACGGGCCGGTTCCGGCCCGCCGGTGTCGCCAGCTACGCGGCGAGGCGTCGATGACCGCGCCCCGGCCGCTGACCCGCCGCCAGCACGCGCTGCTGCGGTTCTCGGCCCGCCACGGCGGCCGCGGCACCCACGTCACGGCGATGGCGCTGCTGGTGTGGGAGGCGTTCGGCCTCGGTCTCCTGCCCTACCGCCAGGAGCTAGCCGCCGCCGTCCGGCACCCCGACGCCGAGGCCGCCGAGCCGACCGAGGTCCGCCGACTGCGCCGCCTGCGCGACCGCCGCCCCCGCCGGGTCGGCGACCACCTGCCCGAGACGAGGGGCACCTGATGCGGTCCACCACGCCCGAGCCGTTCCCCGACACCCAGCGGCCACCGGCCCCGTTCGAGCTGCTGGCGATCTGGGGTGAGACCCAGAACGACGCGCGGGAGGCCGTCTGGCTGCTGGGCCTGAACGCCCGGCAGGTGATCGCGCTGGGCAACCGCAGCGCGGACACGCTGCGCGGCCTGGTCCCACCGACCCGGGTGCTGATTCTACCCGGCGCGGACAGCGCCGCGGTCGAGGATGCGCTGGCGAACGCTCTGGCCAGCCGACCCGGCGTGCCGGTGCTCGACCTGCGGCCGGTGCAGGCGTGAGCACCACCCGGCACCCCTACCCTCCGTCGCCCGAGCGGGCCGCGCGGAACGACGCGCAGCGCGCGGTGCTCGCCCGGTTGGAGGCCCTGGCGACGTCGTCGCTGCACGCCTACAGGGCGCGAGTCCGGCTGGCCAGCCAGGTGCCGCCGCCCGACGTGCCGACCGAGCAGCAGGTGCTCGACGCCGTCGAGGCCACCACCCCGCAGGTCGATGCCACCGCGCTGATCGCGCTCGAGCGGGACGCCCGCCGGGCCCGGCACCTGCGGGTGGCCGGGTGAAGCCCGGTCCGCGGCCCAGCGTGCGCGCCCGGGCGGCGCGGCATGCGATGACCGAGGCGCAGTTCCAGCAGGCCGTCGTCGACCTTGCCCGGCTGCGCGGGTGGCTGGTGTTCCACGTCCACGACTCTCGCCGGGGCCTCGGCGCCGGTTTTCCCGACCTGGTGCTGGTGCACCAGGCGACCGGCGAACTGCTGTTCGTCGAGCTCAAGACCACCAGCGGCCGGGTGTCGACCGCGCAGCAGGAGTGGCTGGACGCCCTGCAGCTTGGCGGCCACGACGCGCGGGTGTGGCGGCCCGCGCACTTTGCCACCGGTCAGATCCAGAACGCCCTGACCGTCCACCCCGCCCGGCGGGACGGGGCATGACCGGTCATGGGTCCTCGGGGTACCGCTCCCGGACGCTGGAGGCCGTCACCCACCGCCGGGGCGCGTCCAGCTCCGGCGCGGTGGCGATCTCGGCTTCCCACGATGGGACGCCCCACTCGGCAGCCCGTCGCCACTGGAACAGGTGCCCCCACACCCAGCCGTCCTCGGTGCGCCGCCCGACGGCCGGCACCCGGACCCACACCAGCTTCGGCGGGTCGTAAGGCCCCATCACCGGCACCAGCGGTTCGGACATGCGTTCGATCGTAAGAGCGTGCGCCGACCGGCCCCCGCGCCACGCCCGACCCCAGATCCCCCGATGACGACCCAAGGAGGTGTCCCGCCCCGTGGCATGGCTCCGGATCGGCGACACCGCCTCGATCCATCCTCTGCGCCTGGCGCTGCACGACCCGGCGCACCCGCTGGTCGCCCGGGCCGCGTGGGGCGTGTTCCTCGACCTGGCCACGCTGTGCGCGGCCGAGGGCACCTACGACATCGCGCCGGGCTTCATGCACCAGGCAGGTGCGACCGAGGCCCCCGACATCGTCCGCCGCCTGCACCGGGCGGGCCTGCTGATCCACACCGGCGGCACCGGCAAGCACCGCACCTACAAGATCGTGGACGACGCGCCAGACCTGATCCACATCCGGCTGCGCACCGAGATCGACTGGGAGAAGAAGCGCCGCCAGGACACCGGGGACCCGCGCCTCAAGGCCGCCGTCCTGCTCCGGGACGGCGACGCCTGCCGCTGGTGCGGCCGCGTCGTGCAGCCCAACGACAACCGGTCCCCCCGCGGCCGCGAGCTCGACCACCTGCACCCCGGCCAGCCCGCGCGCACCCCCGACGACCTGGTGGTCGCGTGCAAGGTCTGCAACGGCGCCCGCGGCAAGGCATGGCAGGACACCGAGACCCGCGACCAGTTGGCCCAGCTGTTCCGGCTGCTGCCGCCGCCGGCCGAGCGGATCTACGTCCAGTCGACCGCGACCTGGCTGCTCGAGCAGGGCCACGCCCTGCCGCCCGGGGCCCGCGTCGTCGACCGCGCCGACCACACCGCCCCCAAGACGTCCCGCGCCCAGCGCGCGGGCTCGGACCCGGCGCACCCGGCCACCCAGGCCGGTGTCGCGGACGGTCCCAGCACGACCCCCTCGGACGACCAGCACCCGGCCACCCAGGCCGGTGTCGCGACACCCGATGGGCCAGACGACAGAGCGCACCCCGGCAGCCAGCCGGGTGTCGCGCCGCCGTCCCCGACCGACAGAGCGCACCCCGGCCACCAGCCGGGTGTCGCGCCGCCGGCGGGCGCACCACGGCACCAGCCCCCCGACCGACCGATGGCTGACCGATCGGTCACCGATCGGTCTGGGGGTGCAGGGCCGGGTCGGGTCGGGTCCGGGTCGGGCTCGGGTCGGGTGGCTGGACCACCCTCCCGGCTCTCACCGGATCCGCCCCGCCCGGGCAGCCCCACCAGCTCGACCACGGCCCCCCGATCCCGCCGGGGCCGCAGACGCTCACGCCCAGGAGGCGACCCGCGGTGACCCCAACCCCTGCCGGCCCCGCCCGGCGCGCCGTGGACACCGGGACCCTCTGGGCCTCGGTCGACCGGCTGACCCGCGACCGGCCGCACCGGCTGCACCGCAAGGACGACCGGCAGAGCTGGACCGAGCGCACCGTGCTGCCCAGCCTGCTGACCCAGCTCGAGGAGCAGGTGGGCGCCACCTCGACGGTGGACGGCGGCGCGGCCAAGAGCACCGGGTCCCCCGCGCCGCTCGACGTCGGGTCGGCGTCGCTGCTGCACGACATGGACGTGCAGACCGCCCGGGCGCTGGTTCGGCACGGCGTCGGCGTGCGCCATCTGGACCCGGTCGCGCCGGCCACCCCGGTCCGCATGCCCGACGTCGTGCTCGGTCGCCACCCGGCGCCGACCGCCGAGGACGTGGCCGATGGTCTCGAGCCGAGCCTGGGTGCACCGGTGTTGCCACCCGACCACGCCGCCGCACTGCTCGAGAAGTCGCGCCGCGCGGTCGCCGCTGTCGTCGAGCGAGCCGCCCTCGGCCGCCGGCCCCGCGACCTGCGGGCCAATCTGCGCGCGCTGGCCGAGCACCTGGCCGAGGGTCACCAGCCCCAGCCCGTCGTCGACAGCTGGGTGACGCAGTACCGGTCCTGGGTCGCCCAGGTCGAGACCGCGCTGGTGCTCGCTGAGGCCGACGCCATCACCACCCGGCCGATCCGCGGGCAGGCGTGCCCCGAGTGCCTCGGCCTGGCCGTCGAGCGCATCGAGGACGACGGCTGCACCTACTGGGACCCGGCCATCGTCGCCTCGCTGCGCGACGGCCGGCTGCTCCACGTCACCTGCCGGGTGTGCTCGACCGGGTGGTGGCGCGGCGAGGGCCTCGATGTCCTGCACCAGCAGGTGGTCGACGTGCTCGGCCAGCGCCGCGGCCAGCCGCAGCTCGGCCCAGCTGCGCCACCCGAGTGGTCGCCGGAGCGGGCCCGAGTGGTCAGGATGCTCGGCGAGGCGGGGGGCTGGGCCTGACCGTCAGCCGCGACGGCTCACGCCCCACGACACCAAGGCGGACAGCGACGCGGCGGCGGCGAGCCCGGCGACGATCAACCCGGCGGGGGCGTCCGGCGACAGGTTCTCCGTTGGGATCGCCACCGTCGCGGCGGCCGCCAGCGCGACCAGCGTCGGCGTGAAGTTGGACAGCACCGTCTTGACCGCCTTGGGGTTAGCCAACCAGCGGTCGAAGAACCTGCCGTCTCGGTCGGCGAGTGCTGCAGCCTCCCGGTCGACGAGCTCCCCGATGCGAACGGCACCCGCGCTGCCGGCGGGTAGATCCTTGAGCAGCGCGGCGTGGCGCCGCAGACGCTGGTTCAGCGTGGGAATCGACAACCGGGTGATGGCCGCCGTTGCGATGGCCACAAGCACAGGGACCAGGAAGGCGCTCACCGGCGGGAGGGTAGCTGTCGGCAGCCCTCACGCGGCGCTGATCGGTGACAGCGTGTGCCCGTCCGTGTACCTTGGCCCCCGCGTAGGTCAGCCATGCCCGGAGAACGAACCCGGAGGTGATGGCTGTGACCATGCCCCTGGCTCAGCAGCCGATGGACCCGGCTGGCTGGTGCGCCCCGCACCTGGTGACCGGCGTGCTCGAGCACGCCACCACCTGGGTGTCGGGCACCTCGATGTGCACGGCCCACGCCGTCGCCAACCTCAACGCCCAGTTGACCCCGACCGGCACGACCGGCGGGACGTCGACCACCGGGGGCGTCGTCATCCGGCTGTGAGCTGGTCGACCACCCGGCCGCGGTCGGCGGTCTACGGCCGGGCCCACGCCCAGACCAGGGCCCAGCACATGCAGGCGCTGCGCGAGGCAGGCGGCGTCGGTCGCTGCGCCGAGCGGATCTGCAAGGCCAGGTCTCGGCGCATCACGCTGTCGATGGGCTCGGCCCTGCACCTCTGCCATGACCGGGAGACCGGCCGGGTGCTCGGCCTGGGTCACGCAGCGTGCAACCTTGCCGAGGCCGGGCGCTACGCGAGGGCCAAGCAGACCGAGGCTGAGGCCACCCGGCTCGACTGGGGCTGACAATCCCCCTCCCTCGCCGTCCGTCGGCGTAACCGCTGTTCAGACGCGCGTCGTTCTTTAAACGATCATGGCAGCCGGGACCCGCCACCCTCCGTCGTATCTCCCCGCGCCAGCGTTGCAACGTTGCAACGGTCGGAGGTGAACGGTGCCCGCCCGTCACTGCGCGTCATGCGGCGAGGACTTGCCGGAGAACGCGTCGCCCCGGATGAAGTACTGCGGGAACACCTGCAGGTCCCGGGGACACCGCGCCAAGGACACCGCGCCGAGCGTGCCGGCCGAGGTGGTGTCGACGCCGGGCACGGCCGCGCAGGCCTCCCGGATGGTCGAGCTCTGCCGGACCACCCTCGAGAAGGCCGACCGGCTCGACGACTGGCGCGGGCAGGCCGCGCTGGACCTAGCGGGCCGGATCGAGCGCGCGATGGTCGACACCGGCTCGGCCTACGCCGGCCTGCACCGCGCCTACCGCGAGGCGATGCAGCTGGCGCTGACCGGCGTCGGCGCCGCCCAGTCCAAGCCCGCCGTCCTGCGTGACCAGCTGGCCGAGCGGCGCGAGCAGCGCCGGACCGGCGCCGGGTGACCGCCCGCACCGAGGGCCCGCTGTACCGCACCGCACCCGAGTGGGAGCACACGAACGGCGACCTGGCCAACCAGGTCGCGGTCGACATGGGGTTCCCCGAGCTCGACGTGGACCAGCGGTGGGGCTTGGACGCGATGGCCGCCGAGGACGCCGCGGCGATCCCGATCTGCGGCGAGTACTGCGTGGTCGGCCCCCGGCAGACCACCGGGAAGTCGGCGGCCCTGATCGTCATGGCCATCACCGACGTGTTCGTGCTCGAGCACCCGCTGCACGTCTGGACCGCCCACGAGTTCAAGACCGCCCGGAAGTCCTTCCTGGACATGAAGCGGCGGATCAAGGCCCACCCGGACTACGCGGCCCGGGCCACCTTCCGCGACTCCCACGGTGAGGAAGCCGTGCTGGTCGACGACGGGGAACGGGCGATCGAGTTCCACGCTCGGTCGGGGTCCTCGGGCCGTGGGTTCACCACGGGCCGGATCACGATGGACGAGGCGATGTACGTCCAGCCCGGCGACCTCGGCGCGCTGGTGCCGACGCTGGTCACGATCCCCGACGCCCAGATCCGCTACGCCGCCTCGGCCGGGCTGCTGCAGTCCGGTGCGCTGCGCGGGCTGCGCAAGCGGGGCCGCGCCGGCGGCGACCGCGACCTGGCCTACATCGAGCACGGCGCGCCGGTCACCCCGTGCGCCGACGGCGACGGCTGCCTGCACGAACTCGGCGACCCCGGGTGCGCGCTGAACGACGAGCGACTCTGGCTGCGGGCCAACCCCGGGCTGAGGTCGGGCCGGGTGTCGATGGAGTCGATGCGCAAGCAGCGGTCCAAGCTGGCCGCCGCCCCGCTCGAGTTCGCCCGCGAGTTCCTGTCCTGGTGGGAGGACCCGGCCGCCGGGTCGGGCTCGGCGATCAACAGCGAACGCTGGGAGACCCTCCGGCTGCAGACCCCGCCGACCCGACGCGGCGCGATCGGCTACGGCGTGGCCACCGCGCCCGACCGGTCGTGGACGGCGATCGGCGCGGCCTGGCGGCTGGCCGACGGCCGGATCTGCGTCACCCTGACCAGCTACAAGGACGAGCGCGACCGCGCCCGACCGGACTACCGCCGCGGGCAGGCGTGGGTGCCCGAGCGCGCGGCCCGCCTGGGCCGACTGCTGCCGGGCCGGTTCGCCACCGACACCGCGTCGCGGAACATCCTGCCCGACGCCGAGCACCCGTCCGAGGAGCAGCAGGCCCAGGCCGAGGCGTCGTTTTCCGACGCCGTCGAGGCCGGGACCGTCGCGCACCTCGGCGAGTCCGCGCTGAACGTCTCGGTCTCCGAGTCCCGCTGGAAGCAGGGCCGCACGACCCGCCGGCTGGTCCGGGACGGGCACGTGGACGTCTCCCCGCTGTCGGCCGTCGTGCTGGCGGTGTGGGCGCTGGGCAAGAAGGCCGACCCGCTGTCCCAGATCCAGTGAGGAGGTCCCCCGTGCTGCTGCGCGTCGTGCTCGCCGCCGTCCCGGGCCTGCTGGCCCTGGTGGCCACCGTCGTGGCCGTGACCGCGCTGCTCGGCTGGCCGTTCGGCCTGCTGGCCACCGTGCCGTTCCTGCTGGTCGTCGACCACCGCGCGACCGCCGCGCAGCGCAACCGGCCGCCCGCCGTCGGCCCGCTGGGCGAGGTCGGCTGATGGGCCTGTTTTCCGGGCCGCGGCTGACCGAGCGCGCGGTGCAGGGTTGGCCCTCGGAGATCCAGGAGGGCATGTTCGCCTCCCGGTTCGGCGCCGTCCCGGCCGCCGTGCCGGTCGGCTGGGCAGGGTCGATGGCGATCCCGGCGGTGTGGGCCGCGGTGCGGCTGCGGGCCAACCTGCTGTCGTCCTGCCCGGTCGACGTCTACCGCCGCCGCCCCGACGGCACCACCGAGCAGGTCGCCACCCCCGCCGTGCTCGAGTCCCCGGCCGCCGGGCAGGACGTGGCGTCGTGGCTGCACGCCTCGCAGGTGTCGCTGGACCTGCGTGGCAACGCCTACGGCCGGATCGTCGACTGGGACCCCCGCACGTTCCTGCCCGCCCAGATCGAGCTGCTGCACCCCGACGACGTCCAGGTGACCGACCGGGACGGCGAGACGCGCTACTGGGTGCGGGGCAAGCGGGTCGAGGCCCGCGAGATGTGGCACGAACGCTGCAACGAGACCCCGGGCTCCCCCGTCGGCGCCTCGCCCATCGCGGTGGCTGCGCAGGCGCTGGGCATCCAGCTGGCCGCCCAGCAGTTCGGCTCGGACTTCTTCCGCGACGGCGCGCACCCCTCGGCGCTGCTCACCTCCGAGGACGAGCTGGTCGGCGACCAGGCCCGCGTCGCCAAGCGCCGGTTCATGGACGTGCTGCGCGGCCGCGAGCCGCTGGTGCTCGGGAAGAACTGGAAGTACCAGCCCCTCTCGGTCGCCCCGGCCGAGTCGCAGTTCCTCGAGCTGCTGCAGTTCGGCGTCGAGCAGGTCGCCCGGATGTTCGACCTGCCGGCCGAGATGATCGGTGGGTCGTCGTCGGGGTCGTCGGTCACCTACGCCAACGTCGAGCAGAAATCGCAGGACTTCCTGGCCTACCGGTTCGGCACCGTCGTCGCCCGCCGCGAGCGGGCGCTGTCCCGGCTCACCGTGCGCGGGCAGTTCGTGAAGCTGAACATCGCGGCCCTGCTGCGCACCGACCTGATGACCCAGTACAAGGCGTTCGAGCTCGGGTTGAAGAACAAGTTCCTGGGCCTGGACGAGGTCCGGCAGCTGATGGACCGGCCTCCGATGACCCAGGCCCAGCTCGACCTGCTCGAGCAGCTCGGCCTCAAGCCGTCATCCCCCACGGCCGCCGCCGGCGAGCCGGCCGACCAGAAGGAGAAGTGATGGACCCCGATACCCTCCCGTCGTCGGCTGCGGCCGCCGAGGCCCGCGCGGCGGGCACGGCGCAGAACGTCGACCGCCCCCGCGACCGCCGGTCGACCTCGGCCGCCGGGTCTCCGGCCCGGGTGCGCGCCGCGCTGCACGGGGTCAACGTCCGCGAGCCGGGCAGCGACGACGGCGCCGTGCTCGGGTTCGACGGCTACGCCTCGATCACCGAGACCGCCTACGAGATGTGGGACATGTTCGGGCCCTACACCGAGGAGATCGCCCGCGAGGCGTTCGACGCGACCCTGGCCCGCAACCCCGACGTCGTGTTCCTGCTCAACCACCGCGGCATGACCCTGGCCCGCACCCGGTCGGGCACGCTGCGGCTGTCGGCCGACGACACCGGCCTGCACGTCGATGCCGACCTGGACGCCGCCAACAGCGTGGTCCGCGACATGGCCTCGGGCCTGCGCCGCGGCGACCTCGACGAGATGTCGTTCGCCTTCCGGATCACCCGCGGCCAGTGGTCCCCGGACTTCATGTCCTACCGGATCACCGAACTGGACCTCGAGCGCGGCGACGTCTCGGTGGTCAACTACGGCGCCAATCCGAACACGTTCGGGTCGCTGCGCTCGGCGGAGATCCTGGCCGGCCTCGACAGCCTCGGCCTCGACGACCTGACCCGGGCCGAGGCCGCGCTGACCGCGCGCCGGTCCGCGCTCACCGCGGCCGCCGGTCTCCCGATGACCGCCGCCGAGCTCGAGGCGATCGACGCCGTCGCCCGTCAGCACCCGCTGGCCGCGCGCACCGCCGGCTGACCCCAGCCGCCCCCAGACCCCGGACCGCCACCGTGGCGGCCCGGTTCCTTGCCCTGCACGTTGCGCGACCGAGCTGCGCTGCGCCCCGCCGTGGGCCTGGCCTGGCCGATCTCCTGATGCCGCGGGCGACCCCCTCACGACAGATCGAGGAGATCGCTGTGAACCTGGACCAGATCCGGGCCGCCATCGAGGCGGCCCTGGCCACCCGTGCGACGCACGAAGCCACCGTGACCACCGTCCGCGCCGCGATGAACGGCGCCGACCCGACCGCCGAGCAGGCGACCCAGCTGCGCGAGGCCCGCGCGGCGATCGTCGCCGTGGACGCCGAGCTGGACCAGCTGCAGGCCCAGCGGTCCGACGCCCTGGACGAGCAGCGCCGCGAGGAGCGGGCCGCGCAGATGCGTCGGGAGCTGGTGCCCGCCGCCCAGCGCGGTGCCGAGCGGCCCGTGGGCGGCGCGCAGGTCACCTCCGAGGAGCGGACGTACACCCGCGACAAGGACGTGCGCGGGGAGACGTCGTTCTTCGTGGACGCGTTCCGGATGCAGTTCGGCGACCTCGAGGCCCGCCAGCGTCTCGAGCGCCACGGCCAGGAGGTGCTCGCCGAGCGCGAGGCCGGGAACCTGCAGTCCCGCGCCGTGGGCACCGGTGGGTTCGCCGGCCTGGTCGTCCCGCAGTACCTGGTCGACCTGGCCGCCCGGGTCATCCGGTCCGGGCGTCCCGTCGCCAACGCGATGACCCACCTGCCGCTGCCCGCGCAGGGCATGACGGTCATCGTGCCCCGCGGCACCACCGGCGCGGCCGCCGCCTCCCAGGCGACGGAGAACACCGCGCTGCAGAACACCGACGAGGTGTGGGCGAACCTCAACGTCCCGGTGGTCACCATCGGTGGCCAGCAGGACGTCTCCCGCCAGTCCCTCGAGCGCGGCACCCCCGGCATCGACGAGATCGTGTACCTCGACCTGGCCGGGGCCTACCACGCCGAGCTCGACCGGCAGGTGATCAACGGGTCCGGCGCCTCCGGGCAGATGCTGGGCATCCTGCAGACCGCCGGCATCGGGCAGGGCACGGCGTTCGGTGCCCAGGTCACCGCGGCCAGCTTCAACGGCAAGCTGGCCGGCGCGATCGCCGGTGTGGCGGCCTCGGGCTCGGGCATCGCCCCGCGCCTGATCGCCATGAACCCCCGCCGCTGGGGCTGGCTGACCGCCCAGGCCGACTCGACCGGCCGCCCGCTGGTCGTGCCCGGCGTCGCCGGTCCGTTCAACGCGATGGGCGTCAACCAGAACCCCGGCGCCTACGGCGGCGACGGCTCGGCCGACGACGTCCGCACCACGATCTACGTGGGCGCGCTGCAGGGCCTGCCGACCACCACCGACGCCAACGTGCCCACCACGGTCGGCACCAACGCCGAGGACCAGGTGCTGGTCGCCGACACCGCCCACGCCCTGCTGTGGGAGGACGGCGACGGCATGCCGCGGCAGCTGCGGTTCGACCAGACGCTGGGCCAGAACCTCACGGTCAAGCTGGTGGTCTACGGCTACGCGGCGTTCACCGCCGGTCGCTACCCGCAGGCGTTCGCCAAGTTCGGCGGCCTGGACACCGGCGCCGGAAACGGCCTGGTCGCGCCGACCTTCTGATCCTGGGCGGGGGGCCGACGGTCCGGGGAAGGGACCCCGGCCCCCCGTCCAGCACTACCTCACCCAGCACCCGGCATCCGACGTCCAGGAGGACGACATGGCCACCACCAGCAACCCCACCGGCACCACCTCGGTGGAGAAGGTCGACCCGACCTACTTCATCCCCGAGGCCACCCGGGAGAACTACGTCCAGATCGCCCGCGACGCGGCCAAGGCCGCCGGCATCACGGCCAAGGCCGCGATGGGCAAGCTCGCCGCGGACTTCAAGGACCGGCACGACACCGACCCGGTCGGCGGCTGGGACCACCTGGCCGAGTGGGCCAAGACCGTCGACCCCGACGAGACCGGCAGCCCGACCGGCCTGGCGCTGGCCCAGGCCCGCGCGATCGAGTCCGCCCGCCGCGACCCGCAGCAGGCCCTGATCGGGGACCAGGCCGTCGTCGCCGAGGCGGTCAAGGCCGTCGAGGCCCGCGAAGCCGCCACCGGCCCCGCCGCGGTCGAGGGCCTGGTGCCCAACACCGGCCCGGTCGCGCCCAAGGAGTAACCCCCACGCCGGCACCCGGGACCCGGGTCGTGCCTCGCGCCCGCCGTCGGCGGGTGGCCCGCACGGCACGGGTGGACAGAGCCGGTGCACCACCCGCAGCGCGAGTCCCGGGCGCGCTGCGGCCCCTTCCCCACCACGACCCACCGGAGGTGCCCATGTCCGACACCGGACGCGACCTGAACCTGGTCCCCGACGACGCCCAGGCCAACTACCGCGCCGTGCGCGAGGAGCGCGGCTGGACGTGGATCCAGATGGCCGAGGACTTCGAGCGGCAGGCCGAGGCGACCGCGCTGCCCGACCGGGGCTACCTGCGGCTGGGCATGTGGGCCCGGGCCGAGGCCATCGCCGCCGGTGAGGTCGAGGCGACCGTGGAGCGCGAGGGCACCACCCCGACCCCGCCGGGTCGCGGTCGCCGCGGCAAGCGGACCACCGAGGCCCAGCCGGCGCCACAGCGCACCGACGAGGCCCCGGCCGACGTCGCCCCGGTCGAGGCCGCCGCGGGCGTGCCGCTGGCGGTCTGACCGTCGTGGCCCTCGACCTGGCCTCGGTGAAGCGGCACCTCAACATCCCGGCCACCTCGACCGGCGACGACGCCGAGCTGGCCGACACCCTGGCCCGCGCGGTCGCCGTGCTCGGCCAGCGGGTCGGCCCGCTGACCCCGACCACCATCACCAACGAGGTGCACACCGGCCCGGGCCCGCTGGTGCTCGACGTCTACCCGGTCATCTCGGTGACCACGGCGACGGCCGGCGGGGTCGCGGTGCTCGACGCCGAGGTGGACCGCAGCACCGGGGAGCTGTTCGGCAGCTTCGGCTACACCCCGCGCGGGGTCCGGGTGACCTACGTCGCCGGGTACGACCCGCTGCCCGCCGACCTCGAGCTGGCCGCGCTCGAGATGACCGCGCACCTGTGGCGGTCCCAGCGCGGCGGCGGCAGTGGCCAGGTGTCCTTCCCCGGCGAGGGCGAGCAGGACGACGACGACGCCAACCCCGCTGCGGCCTACCTGCTGCCCTACCGGGTGCAGTCGGCGATCGACACCCACCGCCTGCCCCCGAGCTTCGGCTGATGGCCACCACCTCGACCATCCCCGCGGCGATCGCGCGGCTGGTGGCGCTGTTCAAGGCCCGGCCGGGGCTGGCGGGCGTGGACGTGCACGACGGCCCGCCGATGCAGGCCGGGTCCGGGGACTACATCTGCGTGGGCCACGACCCGGCCGACCCGCTGACCGCCGTCGAGGGCGGCCAGACCCCCGCCAGCCTGGGCAACCGGGCCCGCGAGGAGGTCTACGCCGTCCTGTGCTCGCTGGCCACGGCGTCCGGGGACACCGACATGGGCGCGCGCCGCACCCGCGCGATGGCCCTGTTCGCCGAGGTCGAGGCCGCGGTGCGGGCCGACGTGACCCTGGCCGGCGCCGTCCGGACCGCCCAGGTCGGCGACTACACCCTCGTGCAGGAGCAGTCCAGGAACGGCTCGGCCGCCGGTCTGCGGTTCCGGATCACCTGCGCGGCCCGTCTCACAACCACGATCTGAGGAGTCCCCGTGCACCACCGGATCTACGTCGGCCCCTTCGAGGCGGTCGACGTCCTGGGCGTCACCGTAGCCCGCGGCGAGCAGCTCGAGGTGACCGCCGAGGAGGCGGCCGCGCTCGACCGGCAGCCGGGCAACTGGGCCAAGCCGACCACCACCCGCGGCAAGCAGGCCGCGGCCAACCCCGCGACCCCGCCGGCGACCCCGTCGCTGATCCCGCCGCCGGTCGGCGAGGACGACGAGCAGGACGACGAGCAGGACGACGACGACCGGGGCGAGACCCGGCAGGACGCCGAGCAGCAGCCGGCGCCCACCACCGCCCCGATCCCGGCCCCGGGTGAGGGCACCGACGCCGAGGAGGCCGGTCAGTGAGCGCGCTCGACTTCCAGCTGGGGGTCTCCGACGAGTCCGTGTACGGGACGATCGTCACCCCGACGCGGTTCTTCGACACCTACCGCAACCCCGACTCGATCACCGCCGAGTGGGGCCGGATCGAGTCCGAGGGCATGCGCCCGGGCCAGCGGGTGGCCCGCTCGGACCGGTTCGCCGCCTACCCGATCGGCGCGTCGGGTGACCTCGAGGTGGAGCCGCTGACCCGCGGGTTCGGGTTCTGGCTCAAGCACATGCTGGGCGCGGTCACCACCACCGCCGGCGCCGCTGGTGAGGTGAACACCCACCGGGCCACGATGGGCGACCTGTTCGGCAAGAGCTTCACCTGCCAGGTCGGCCGCCCGTTCAACCCCTCGGGCACGGTGCAGCCGTTCACCTACTTCGGCGGCAAGGTCACCAAGTGGGAGCTCTCGAACTCGGTCGAGAAGCTGCTGGTGGCCAAGCTGTCGTGCGACTTCCAGGGCGAGGACGTGGCGACCGCGCTGGCCACGGCGTCCTACCCGGCCTCGGCGCAGGTGCTGTCCTGGGCCGGTGCCGCGGTGACGATCGCGGGCGCGGCGTTCGAGCCGTCCGACATCTCGGTGTCGGTCGACTCTGGGGCCAAGACCGACCGCCGCTACCTGCGTGGGTCCGCGCTCAAGCGGGAGCCGGTCGAGCAGATGCGGGACGTCGAGTTCAAGATGACCGCCGCGTTCGACGGCCTGTCCGAGCGCAACCGGGTCGCCTCGGCCACCACCGCCGGGGCGCTGGCCTCGATCGTGGCCACCTGGACCGGTCCGGTGCGGGAGGGCACCTCGACGTTCCCCCTGCTGCGGGTCACCATCCCGGCCGGCCGGTTCGACAAGTTCGACCTCAAGGGCGGCCCCGCGCCGATGGAGGAGACCCTGACGGGCAAGGCGATGTGGGACGGCACCAACTCCCCGGTGACCATCGACTACCTGTCGATGGACGCCACGCCCTGACCCCGTGGCCGACGGGTTCCGGCTCGGCATCGACCAGGCCGAGCTCCGGGGGCTGGTCGCCGACCTCAAGCAGCTCGAGGACGGCCGTGCCCTGGTGACCGCGCTGCGGCGGAACCTCACCGCCGCAGCGCGGCCCGCCGCCGACCAGGTGCGCAGCAACGCGTCGTGGTCCTCCCGGATCCCCGGCGCCGTCGGGACGCAGGTCCGGTTCACCGCCAAGAAGGTCGGCGTCTCGATCTTCGTCAACCGCAAGAAGGCCCCTCACGCCCGGCCGATCGAGAACGACGGCCGATCGGGCACCTTCACGCACCCCCTGTTCGGGGACAAGGGCGAGCGGATCCCCCAGCGGGCCCGCCCGTTCTTCTTCGACCAGCTGGCTCGGCACATGCCGGCGGTCGAGGCCGCCTGCAGCGATGCCATCGACACCTCGGCGCGAGACGCCGGGTTCCGCTGACCCTTCCCCTCAAGGAGACCCCGTGTCCCAGACCGTCCAGAACCGCGCCGACCGCCGGGCCGCCCGCCGCGGCGGCGAGTCCCCCGGCATGCAGATCGAGTACGACGGCCGCACCTACGTCGTCCGGCAAACCGACCTCACCCCCCGGCTGGTCGCCGAGCTCCGCAAGGAGACCGGGTTCGCCGGGTGGATGGGTCTCCTGCAGGAGGTGCGGCGCGGGTTCGACCTGGACGTGTGCGCGGCGTTCATCTGGCTGGCCCGCCGGGTCGCCGGCGAGGTCGTGCAGTTCGGTGAGGTGCTCGACTCGATGACCTACGACAGCCCGCCGCGGATCTCGGTCGACAAGCCCGAGACCCGCCGGGTCGGCCCCGCCGACGACGCCCCGGAGGGCGAGACCCCGGAAGCCTGAGGCGGGCCCTGCAGCACGTGCTGCCCGGGTTCGCCTACCACTTCGGGATCCGGCCGTGGGAGATCGACGACCTCACCTACGGCGAGGCCCGCCTGTTCGTCCGCGCGCTGAATGAGATCGCGGCCGCCGCCAGCAAGAGCAGGAGGTGACGCGTGCCGGTCCGTGATCTGCGGGTCCGTCTGCTCGGTGAGGACGAGACGGGCCCGGCCTACGACTCGGCGGTGGACAACGCCGACCGGATGTCGACGGCGACCGCGGCGGCGTTCGGCGCCGCGGCCGCCGCGGCCGGGCTGTTCGTCGTGGCCCTCGGCGACGCGTTCAACCAGGACCAGCTCGGCGACCGGACGGCGGCCGCGCTGGCCCTGACCGGCCCGCAGGCCGAGCAGGCCGGGCAGGCCGCCGGTGAGCTGTTCGCCAACGCCTACACCGACTCGGCCGAGGAAGCCAACCTGGCCGTCGAGTCGGTCATGTCGTCGATCTCGGGGATGCGGGACGCCTCGGCCGACGACATCGAGGCCCTGGCCGGCGCGGCGCTGAACTTCTCCAACGTCATGGGCACCGACGTGGCCCGCTCGGCGCAGATCGCCGGGCAGATGATCAACAGCGGGCTGGCCACGGACGGCACCGAGGCGTTCGACCTGCTGGTGGCCGCGTCGTCGCAGGTGCCCACCGCGATCCGCGGTGACCTGGTCGACGCGGTCGACGAGTACGGGCAGTTCTTCTCCCAGCTCGGCTACTCGGGCGAGCAGGCGATGGCGCTGCTGGTCGACTCGACGGCCGCCGGTGCGTTCGGTCTGGACAAGACCGGTGACGCGATCAAGGAACTGACCATCTCGGCCACGACGATGGCGCAGTCGACGTCCCCGGCCGGGCAGGCGCTCGAGGCCATCGGGCTGTCCGGGGACGACATGGCCAACCGGATGCTGGCCGGCGGCGCGACCGCGCAGGAGGCCACCCAGCAGATCATCACCGGCCTGCTGGGGATGACCGACCCGGCCGCGCAGGCCCAGGCCGCGATCGGGCTGTTCGGCACCCCGCTCGAGGATCTGAACGCAGGCCAGATCCCGGCCTTCTTGGGGCAGCTGGGCATGATGAACGGCGAGCTCGAGGGCGTCGCCGGGAGTGCCGACCGGCTCGGTGAGCAGCTGAACGACAACGCGTCGTCCCGGTTCCAGGCGTGGCGGCAGAGCGCGCAGCAGTCGCTGGTCGACTTCATGGGCGCGCAGGTGATCCCGCGGATCGAGTCCCTGACGACGTGGATCGGGGACAACGGCGACAAGATCCAGACCTGGGCCACGGTCATCGGGACCGTGCTGCTGCCGGTGCTGGCGCTGTGGGGGACCGCGGCGCTGATCAACGCCGGGAAGAACGTCGCGGCCTGGGTGACCACCGCGCTGGCGTCGGGCACCTCGGCGGCCACGCAGTCGCTGTCGGCCGGGCAGGTCGTGCTGGCCTGGGTGGTCGCGGGCACGCAGTCGCTGATCCAGGGCGCCCGGATGGCCGCGGCCTGGATCATGGCGATGGGCCCCGTCGGCTGGGTCATCGCCGCCGTCGTCGGCCTGGTCGCGCTGATCGTGGCCAACTGGGACACCGTCGTGTCCTGGACGACGACGGCGTGGAACGCGGTCACCGGCGCGATCTCGGCCGCCTGGTCGTGGATCACCGGCGCGATCGGGTCGGCGATCTCCTGGGTGCAGGGCGTGCTGTCGGCCGGGTGGAACGCTGTCCTGGGCACCGTCCGCTCGGTGTGGAACGGGATCACCGGCGCGATCTCGGGTGCGGTGTCGGCCGGGTGGAACGTCGTCGCCGGGCTCCCGGGTCAGATCGGCGGTCTGTTCTCGGCCGCCGGGTCGTGGCTGCTGTCGGCCGGCCGGAACCTGCTGCAGGGTCTGTGGAACGGGATCTCGGGCGCGGCCGGGTGGCTGTGGCGGCAGGTCGAGAACTGGGCGTCCGGTCTGGTCGACAACGTGCTGGACTTCTTCGGGATCGCCTCCCCGTCCCGGCTGTTCGCCGAGATCGGTGGCCACCTGATGGGCGGCCTCGCCCAGGGCATCGACGACGGCGCGGACGACGCGGTCGCCGCGGTCGAGGACGCCGCGTCCCGGGTCGCCGGCGCGGCGCAGGTGACCGCGGCGCTGGACCCGGCGCTGGCCGGGTCGATGGGCATGCCGATGGCCGGCGGCGGCATGGGCGGGCTCGGCGCCGGTGGCGCCGGCGGGATGGCAGGAGGTGACCCGATGGCGGCGCTGCTCGAGGCGATCCGGGATCTGCGCGACCGGCCGACCGTGGGCCAGGTCGTCACGCAGCGGGACGAGACCGGGCCGGAGCTGGCCGAGCGGCTGGCGTTCATGGCCCGCACGGGCGCGACCGGTGGCTGACACCGAGATCGCCTGGCGGGGGGTGACCCTCGGCGGGTCGGGGGACTTCCGGGTGCTCAAGGTGACCGGCTGGGACGACCAGCCTCCGGTGACCGACTACTCCCAGGAGCGCACCCGCGGCCACGGTGACCACGTCGGCGAGCTGTTTGCCCGGGCCCGCACGGTCACCGTGACCGGGGAGATCGTCGACACCGTCAACCGGGACACCCTGGCCCGCCGCCTGCAGGCGGTGTCGACCGTCGACAGCGTGCTGCGCGACCTCACGGTGACGATGTTCGGGCTGACCCTCACCGCGCAGGCCCGCGTCGTCGCCCGCGCGCTGGACCTCACCGCGCTCTATGACGTCGGGAACGTGCCGTTCTCGCTGCAGTGGCGGTGCCCGGACCCGCTGCGCTACGGCGCTGCGGTGAACCCCTCGACACCGCTGCCGCTGGCTGGTGGTGGCCTGGCGTATCCGCTGGCCTACCCGCTGCCCTACGGGGACCCCGGGATCACCGGGCGCATCCCGCTGACCAACCCCGGCACCGCCCCGGCGACCCTGCTGCTCGACATCCGGGGCGGGCTGCCTGAGGGCTGGCTGGTCTCGGCGGCCGGGCAGGCTCTGGCCTACCCGGTCGCGGTGCCGTCCGGGCAGACCATCGAGGTCGACACCGGCGCGGGCACCGTGCTGGTCGAGGGCACCGCGTCCCGCCGCGGCAACCTCACCCGCGCCGACTGGCTCACCGTCCCGGCCGCCGACCCCGAGACCGGCCAGCCCGGCCAGCTCGAGCTGCAGTTCGCCTCCCTCGGCGGCGCGCGCGACCCCAACGCGCAGCTGTCGGCGCTGATGCGGCCGGCGTACTGGTGAGCACCACCCTCTACTTCGGGGACCTGCGCACCGGCCGGGTGACCGACACCCTGCTGGCCACCGGGGCGTCGTGGCAGCAGCAGCTCAACGCCGCCGGCCAGGTCGACTCGGTCACCGTCGCCGCCGCCGAGGTGCGGGCCAAGCAGCTGCGCTCGAGCTGCCGGGCCGCGCGGTCGTTCATCGTCGCCGACGTCGACGGCGTGCTGCAGGAGGGCGGCCCGGTGTGGTCGCGCACCTGGGACGCCGAGCGCCGCCAGCTGACCCTCGGTGCGGCCGGGCTGTGGTCGCTGTTCGACCACCGCATGGTCGTGCCGGTGCTCGCCGCCGGCCAGCGGGTACAGGACGTGTCGTTCAGCCCCACGCTGTCCGACCTCGGCGGGATCGCCCGCCAGCTGGTCAACCTGGCCACGTCCCACGTCGGCGGGTCGCTGCCGCTGGTGCACTCGGCCGCCGTGCCGGCCGGGGACCGGACCGAGACCTTCAACGGCTGGGAGCTGGCCAACCTCGGCGAGGAACTCCGGCAGATCACCCGTCGCCAGGTCGCCGCCCCCGATGTCCGGTTCCGGCCCCGGTGGCGGCCGGGTACCCCGCTGTCGGTCGAGTGGGTGATGGAGGTCGGCACCGAGGCCCGCCCCCAGCTGTCCCAGGACGGCGACGACTGGTTCCTGGACGCCTCGGTCGCCCGGTCGCCGGTGCTGCGGCTGAACACCGACGAGGACGGCACGGTCATGGGTTGGCGCGGCTGGGTCACCGGCAACGGGATGGAGGCCAACATTCTGATCGGCCGCAACGACCAGGCAGCGGCCTACGCCGCGCTCGGCTACCCACTGCTCGAGGTCGAGGAGTCCCGGTCGACGGTCACCGAGCAGGCCACCCTCGACGGCTACGCCGAGGCGCTGGTGGACCGCTCGGCCCGTCCGGTGGAGACCTGGACGGCCGAGGTCACCGCCCGCGTGGGTCGGGACATCCTCGCCGGGGACTACTGCCAGGTCACCCCGCACCCGACCGACCCGTGGCTGGGCTCCCCCACCGGCCAGTGGGGACCCGGTGAGGGGCAGGCCTACATGCGGGTGAAGGCCAAGGCCGGGTCGCTCGGGAACGACCGGGTCAAGCTCACGATGTACGACGTCGCCGGCGTGGTGTCCTGATGGGCTTCGACGCCGCCACCCCGCCGGGGCTGTGGGAGCGGATCCGGACGCTGGTGCAGGAGGAGGTCGGGAAGCTGCTCCGGTCGGGGCTGCTGCGCAACGCCTCGATCTCCGAGGGCGGCCTGACGATCAAGGGCGGGTTCCTCAAGCTGCAGGCGCCCGGCGCTGCCGCCGACACCGTCTACGTGGGCGGGGTCAACCCACCGGCACCCGACGGGTCCCTGCAGCCGGGGTTCGTGCTGCGCCGCAACGACGGCACGATCGCGTTCCTGCTGCGCGACGGCTCGCCCACCACGGACGGCTACTACCAGCACTGGAACTTCTACGACCGCGCCGGCAACGTCATCGTCTCCGAGGACGCCACCTCCGGGCAGGGCATCGCCACCCCCTACGTGCCGGTCCCGCTCTACCCCGGCCTCGGGGTGAACACCCTGCCGGCGGGCACCACCTCGACGTCATTCACCGCGCTGTGGATCGCCCGCGCGCCCAAGCAGCAGCCGCGCCTCGCGCTCAGCTTCCTGGCCACCGCACCCGCCGGCACGACCGGCGAGGTGCGGGCCACCGTCGGCGCCAGCGCGCTCGGCGCTGGCGCTGTCGTGACCGGCGGCGCCCTGCTGGACGCCACCTTCCTGGGCCCCGTTGACGGCGCCCACATGTCGGAGATGCGCATCAACCTCGAGGCCCGGGTGACGTCCGGACCTGGGCCGATCACGGTCTACCCGGTCCGCTGCGAGGGCCGCCAGTCCGCATGACCACCACCACCCACCCAGACGGCGCCCGCCGTCTGGGCCTGACGCGACCCAGGAGGCACCCCCGTGGGTAGAGCTCTGCACACCCCCGGCCCCGGCGGCGCGGGCCTGGTCACCGCGGCCGAGGCCCGGCTGGACGACGCCGGCCTGCTCGCCGTCGGCAACTCGGGGGCGATCTCGGCCCGCACCGGCGTGCTGGCCGCCCCGGGCGCCACCGCGCTGGTGTCCGGGACGTCGGCCACCGGCACGATGACCTACGCCATCGGGGTGCACCACTGGGTGACCAACCGCGGCACCGTCGCCGACGGCGTATACCGCGGCGCGGCCGAGACCGCCCAGACCGTGCCCACGGCGGCCGCGCCCGGATCCGGGTCGCGCATCGACGTCATCTACGTCAAGCAGAACGATCAGACCTCAACCCTGACCCCCGACGCCGACAGCGCGGTGGTCTACGGCGTCGTCAACGGCGCCGTCGGCGGCGGCAAGCCGGCCATCCCGGTCGGCGCCGAGGAGCTGGCCACCGCGGTGGTCCCGGCCGGGGTGACCCGCACCGACACCGGGGTGACGATCACCCAGACCGCGCGGCTGACCAACCTGCGCGGCGGCATCGTGCCGATCCGCACCGCGGCCGAGCTGGCCGGGCTGCCGGTCTACCCGACCGCCCAGGCTCTCGAGCTCGACACCGGCCGACTGCGCTGGCACGACGGCGCCCGGTGGCGCTACACCGGCGACTTCCTGGTGGTCGACACCGCGACCGCGCGCACCAACCTGGCCGACGCCTACGACGGCCTGCAGGTGCTGCAGCGCAGCGACCGGACCCTCTGGACCCGTACCGGCGCGTCGACCTGGGTGCCGACCCGGGACGACACCGGGTGGCAGCCGCTGGCCATCACCAGCCCTGCCGTCGTGGGTGGGGATGGCGCGAACTACCGAGCAATCGACGGCGTCTGCCACTTCCAGGTGCACGCCACCGCCTCCGGCGGGTTCGGGTCCGGGTTCACGGTGACGACGGTCCCGGTCGGCTTCCGGCCCACCAAGGTGCACTGGCACACCGGCCTGTACTTCGGCAGCTCCACCGCGCCCGTCGAGTTCAAGACCAACCCCGACGGAACCATGCGCGTCGGCGGCGGCACTCCCGCAGCGGCTGCTGGCCTGATCGTCTCCGGTTCCTTCCCCATCGGCTGACCCTGCTCGATCTACACCCCGCCACCGCCCGGTGTCGGGGCCCTCGCCATGCCCTGGAGGCGCTGGTGTCCGAGTTCGACCCCACCGAGAACGGCCCGCAGCCGCGGCAGTTCACCACCGAGGACGGCAGCACCTACACCGGTGTGCCGGCCGACGAGTTCGAGGACTTCTCGGCCGTCGACCACCGCACCGTCGACGAGACCACCGGGGAGGTGCGGTCCTGATGGCCACTAGCCAGAACGGCCTGTCCGCCAACGACCGGTCCCTGATCGCGTCGTTCGTCATCCCGGGCAGCACCCGGAAGATCGCGCTGCGCAAGGGGCCGGTGTCGGTCGTGCTGCTCGACTGGCTCGGGTTCTGGCACAACGAGCTCGAGCCGCTGGACACCGGCCAGCTGGACGACTGGGGCTACGCCGAACGCACCATCCGGGGCAGCGCGACCGAGCTGTCCAACCACGCCAGCGGCTCGGCCGGGGACGCGAACGCGCTGCTGCACCCCCTGGGCGTGGACCCGCGCAAGACCCTCGGCGACGCCAAGCTGGCCAGGATGCGGGCCCGCCTGCCGCTGTACGAGGGCGTGGTGCGGTCCGGTGCGTTCTACACCGGCCGCAAGGACGGCATGCACGGCGAGATCGACAAGCTGGCCAAGCTCGCCGAGCTGGCCGCCCGGATCAACACCGGGTGGCTGGCGCCCGGCGTCCGGTCCTACATGACCGGCGCGCCCGTGGTCGTCAAGCCCGTGCCGGCGGCCCCCGCCCCGTCGTCTGCGCCGTCCCGGGCACCCCGGATCCCAGCGTTCATCGCCCCCGGGCACCCCACCGACCCGGGCACGGTCGGCTGGGTGAAGCTCGCGCAGTCCTGCCTGGCCGAGGCCGGGCTTTACAGCGGCGCGGTCGACGGCGTGATGTCCCCCGGCCGCGGCACCGAGCGCGCCGTGCGGGCCCTGCAGGGCCGTAAGGGCCTGACCGTCGACGGCCGGATCGGCCCGCAGACCTGGTGCCGCGGACTGGCGCTGTCCCGCGAGGCCATCGTGGACGTCGGCAGCAAGGGCGCCGCGGTCGAGGTCGTGCAGAACATCGCCGGCGTGCGCCTGGACCGCGAGTTCGGGCCGATGACCCGGGACGCGCTCAAGGAGGTGCAGCGGTTCGAGGGGCTGACCGGCGGCGATGTCGACGGCCGCTACGGGCCCGAGACCGCCCGGCGCGTGGCGTCTTGACCAGGCGGTTTCGGCTGCTGTCCTGGCTCGAGCGCGCGACCCGGGACCGCACCTGGTCCCCGCCCGAGGTCTCGGCGTGGGACGAGGACGGCAACGCGCACGCCGTGTGGGAGCGCGACGTCGCACCGCGGGCGCCCTGGGCGGTCGTCGTTGGCTGCCTGCTGCTGCTGCTGGTGCTGCTCGGGTTCGGCGCGCTGGTGCAGCTGCTGACGGACGGGTGGTGAGTGCCATGCCCCTGCGCCGACCGCAGCAGCACCCGACCCGGTCCGCCCCACCCGGGCTGCGGCTGACAGTCCCGGTCTACGTCCGGGTGGCCGGCGCGGCGATGGGCGTGGCCACCGTGCTGCTGGGCCTGATCTACCTGCTGGTGCCGCCGTCCCGAGACCCGCAGGCCCGGCGCACCACGATCGCGGTGCTCGAGCCGTACCTGGGCACCGCGATGGTGCTGCTCGGCGTGCTGGTCGTGCTGGCCACCATCGCCTCAACCCTGCGGGCGGTCGCGCACGGCGTCACGGCGGTGGCTCACGGCGCCTACGTCATTGCCCTGGTCGCCAGCTTCCTGGCGATCGAGCCGGTGCGGCCGACGGTGGCCAGCGTGCTGTCGATCTTCGCTGTCATCGCCCACGGCGGCGCCTCGATCGACTACTGGCAGAGGGGACACCGCTGATGGGGGACGCAGGAGTCGTCACCGCCTGGCTGACCGGCATCGCCGCGATCATCACCGCCATCGGCGTCGTCGTGAAGATCGTTACCACCCGCCCCCGGCTGCCCGTCGCGGAGGAGCTGCTGGCCGAGATGGCCGAGCTGCGCGCCTGGGTCGTCGACGTCGGGGCCTGGGGCCACCAGGTCGCCGTTGCCGCCCAGCTGGCCGGGTTCACCCTCCCCCACCCGTTCCCCGACCCGCCCGGGTCGCAGCCCAAGAAGGAGACCCCGTGATCTTCACCCTCCGGTTCTGGCGCGACGCCGCCGAGCGCGCCCTGTCCACCACCGCGCAGGCCGCGGTGGCCGCCGTCGGCGTCGGCGCGACCGGGCTGCTCGACGTCGACCTGGCCGCGGTCGCCTCGGTCGCCGGCCTGGCTGGCGTGCTGTCGGTGCTCAAGGCGATCGGCGCGGCCTACGTCGGCGACGAGGGCACCGCGTCGCTGGTTGACACCCCCGGTCAGCACGCTGAGGACCGGCCGCCCCAGGACTGACCACCCCAGCGCGACAACGCCCCCGCCTGGCCATCACGGCCGGGCGGGGGCGCTGTCGCGCGTGGTCAGTACTCGGTGCACTGCTGGGCGGGCACCAGGTTCCCGATCGCCTGCTGGCTGTAGACGGCGAACGTCGTCCCGTCGGCTTCGTGGACCTGGACACCCGGCGCGGCCGTGCCGCTGGCGGTGAGGAGGTCGACAGCGGCCTGGCAGACGGCGACCGCCTGCTGGCCTTCCGGCGATCCGGCGTCGCCGCGGGGGTCCACGATGGTGGTGTCCACCAAGAGGAGGTCGCCGTCCTGGGTGGCTGCGGTGACGACGTCGCCGGCGGTGGCCTGCAGCTCGGCGGTGCGGTCGACCCCGGCGGCCGGCGGCACGGTCGCGGCCGCACTGCTCGAGGTGGGCGCCGCGCTGGTCGACTCGGCGGCCGGGGCCGGGTCCTCGCCGCCGCACGCGGCCAGCAGGAGCAGGGCAGGCAGGAGCAGGGTGGCGCGGCGCATCGTGAGTCCCCCGGGTGATTGTCTGGCGACCGGACGCTACCGGACCGGAAGCCGACGTCCTGCCCGGTTCGGCACCGTGGCGAACAGGACGGTCACCGGCAGCACGAGGAACACGACCGGGACCATCATCTGGATCTCCTTGGCGCCGCCGGCCTCCAGCAGCCGGCGCTTGCCGGCCTCCCGGACGTC